TCTTCTCCTGTGTAAGTATGTTTGACAGGATCAAATTGAGTATCGAAGAAATTCCAAAAATCAGGTAGTTTTTCATTCTTACCATTAATAATTTGGTCTTGATCAATTCTCATTTCTGGATAAGCCTCTATCATTTTAAGAATTACTTCTCTTTTAATTAACATAAAACCTGTTGGAGAATGTTCTACTTTAATAACTCCGTTTTTAATTTTAATAGCAGAATTATTTTCTACTTTCATAGGATATCTATAGAAACCTTTGTTTCTTAAATCTTTAGCTTTTTTAATTTTACCTTCATTAATCATGTGCATTCCTTTGTCCCAATTTAGATCCTTTAAAGGATATGGAATAGAAATAACATCTTTATCACAAGCCACTAATCTTTCTGCGGCAGATTCATTAAAAGAAATATCTGAATCAACAAATAATAAATGAGTAGCATCTTTTTGTTGTAAAAATGCGCTTACACACATGTTTCTTCCTTGAGTAACTAAAGAAGATTTCATTATTTGAAACCATAATTTTACATTCTTTTTAAAACAATATTTTTGTAAATTTAATAAAGCTTGTGCATAATGAATAGAACATTCACTGTGTACGGGTGTTGCTACAAATAAAGAGTAACCTGCTTCTTTTTTAGTGTCCGGTGTCGATGGTTCTTCGTTAAACCAAATTGGTTCGTGATTTTGCATTAAATGCTCCTTGTAAAAAGTTAGTCCATTCGTTTTTTCTATTTTCCCAACTATAAAATTTTTTATAAAAAGATACTTGAGAATCTAATAATTGCTGCATTCCTACTGAATGAAGTTGTTCTGCAATTCCTTCAATTGCATAAGCAAAACATCTAGCTAAATTTTTGTAATCTCTATCGTATTGAACGTAAGTTGGCCACTCTGAACACGTCTCAAACAAAGCTCCATAGTTAGTTACAATTCCATGAAGTCCACTTCCTAGAGCTTCAATAGCTGACATACAAGAAGTTTCTTCCCATATATTAGGATAAGCAAATATTTTATATTCACCCATCTTGTTCATTATTTTTTCATTAGAAGCATAACCTATGTAATTTACGTTAGGTAGTTTCTTAGCTTGTTCATATAATTCTTGATAAGAGGTATCGTTAGCTTTTTTAAAACCATCTCCATATATTTGAGTAGATGAGTAAACATCTAATTCAATTAAAGGATTTTTAATTAACTGCATGGCACCTAGTAATACAGATAATCCTCTCCATGGAGTAGAAGTATATATTAATTTTATTTTATCACCGTTCTTGTGAACGGGCTTAGGTGCAAATTTCTCTATAGCATTTTTAATAACCACACATTTTTCAGTAGGTACTTTAAACGCCATTCTAAATTTTTCTGCGCACCAATGAGAGTTAAATACATACCAATCATATTTAGAATGATTAGATTTATCCTCAAACCAAGGAGCTAAATTACTTTGGTCGTAAGAGTTTTGTGCCCAAAGAATATTAATTTTATCTTTAGATAAAGGTATTTTTTCTGGGACAGATGTAGTTATTTGAAATTTGTCTAACAGCGTATTATCTACGTGTTTATATAACTGAGCATATTGAAGCTCCGTTCCACCTAATGGTTGCATAAATTAATTGTTATTGAGTTTCACCGTCCACAGTCATAGAAGCCACAGTAATTTCCAAATCTTGTTGAAAATCTTCTGCTGTAGTATCTGTATTTGAATCAGCTACATCTGCATCAAATGCTGCTTTATCAGTGTAAATTACACCTGTTCTTTTGTGCTTAACAATTTCTTTTGCTTTTGCTGGTATTCTTTTTATTTCCATATTACTTATATAATACTTTTATATTTGTTTGTCTAGCCTTTACCCTGTCCTTTGTAACGTTTTAATCTTTTTTGACGTTTCTCACTCTTAGACAATGATTTTTTATGTTTTCTAGGACCTCTTTTTTTAGGTTTATCTCGTTCATGGTGTTCTTTAAATTTTTTAGCCACTATATATCTTCTCTATTTATTTCTAATATAGAAGCTGTAATATGTAATCTATTTGCATCTGCAGCGACTACTTCCAATACTTCATTTTCTTGCATAATCAAAGGTTCATTTATTAATTGCTCTGTAGCATTACCTGCTATAACTTTATTTTTAAATAAAACAATTCCACCTCCTGCACCAGGATCTCCTGGATATAAAGTAACTGTTATGTCACTACCATTATTAGTGTCATCACAAACTAAAATAGATTTTATAATAGCTCTAGAGTTTGAGGGTACAGTATATAAAGTTGTAGCTGTAGCAGTTGTTAAATCTAGTTTTGCGTTTTTATATATATTAGCCATTTAATTTACAAACCAAGTGTATCTTTCTACTTCTTGTTTTAAATCTTCTTGAAAAGAACTATTTAATTGATTTTTCATTGTCTCTAATGATTGAAGAAGTTGTTGTTGATTTTGTGGGTCATAGTCTACAGTAGGTTCTGGAATAAAATTAGTTACCTTAGCCATTATCTTCTACCATCAGGTTGTATGTCTGCTCTAAAAGTTCCATATCTCCAAGTTTCTCCACTAGATAGATTAGCTATTTTTAAACTAGCTGATCTTCCTCTAGCACGAGTATCTATTTTTTGAGTACTTGATGTTACAGAGAAAGGCCCTAAAGAAGAACTAGCTGCTGTGTCAGATGGATAGTCTTTTAATAAAATAGTAACTGTTGCAGTTCCATTTAATCTTTGAAAATCAGGAATAAATCTTCTGACTTTTGTAAAGTATTCTCCATCGCCTTCTAAATGTATCATAAAATCTCCAGTTTCAATATAAGAAGAAATTGTTGTAGTCACTCCATTCTCTAATTGATCCACTCCTGTTTCATGCTCCCAAAATGTAGCCGATCCAGAAGTATTTGTCACTCCCTGTATAATTGGAAAAGTAGGTACTCCTGCAGTGTAAAAAGAAGTAGCATAAGGTTTATCGAATAAATGAGCATCGTAATAAGATGTTCGAGCTAAAGAACTTGTATACCAAACTTTTTCTGAATAATTGTATGTAACGCATCTATCTATTTCAGTAGCTGAACTTGAAGTATAAAACCAATGTATTTCATTAAATAATGAATTGTGGCTAGCGTAAGTTATTCTTCCAGCATCATAGTTAAAACCTAAGTCTCCTGGGTTAGCTGTACTGAATACAAAATCTTCTACCGAACAAGGTATTTTAACAACTGTTCCATTGTAAGCATTAAAAGAACCTGCGTCATCCATCCAATAAACAACACCATCTACGAAAGCCATGGAATGTGAACTCATTAAACCACAGTTAGATCCTACTTTTCTAATACTAAAAGTAAACGGTGCTCCAACATATTGCATTGTATAAGCTGCCGTATCTGTAAAAACTAAAATATAATCTTTTGCTCTTATAGCACCCACAATTTCAGTTCCATCATCTATTCTAAAAGTACCTGCTGTATTAACAGAAGTTGGTTGATAATCGCTAAAGTTTTCTTGATCAGAAAATCTTATTAACATTGGATCAAAACTTATAGTATCTCCAACTGTTGCTTCCGTTCCTAGATGTATAAAATGTCTATCAGTATCTGACACAATTGAAACAGTAGTTCTAGTAGGAGCTCCTGACATAATAGTACATCTAACAGATAAAGCATTATTGTTATTACTTATAGGCTGCCATGTAAAAGTTCTTCCTTTCGATATAGTAGCTGTTAGTATTTGTCCAAAATTATCTAAACTCCAATCAGCTGGATCTAGTATGACAGTAGAAGACAAAGATGCTTGACCCCATGCAGTATAGTATTCTACTCCCGCTAAAGTAGCATGAGCTGATCGTGTTCCAGCCACTGCTCTTGTAATTCCTGTAAGATCATTAGTTGAAATACCTGTATAGGAAATAAATTCTGCGCCAACCTTAATTACTCCTGTTGTTGGAAACCCTGTTGTTGAGGCAAGTGTAATAGAAGTTCCGGATCCTCCAGTACCTGCAGTGTTGTCTAATAAAGCTCCATTTAAGTTTGTAGTAAGTCCAGATGCTCCTCCATAAGATCCTGTACCAAATCCAAAACCAAATGTTTGTCCAATAGGACCTACTTTAACATATCTATTTACAGTACATGCACCTGAACCAGCAACAGTAGTCCCCGCATTAGTTGCCATAGTTATTGTAAATGTATTAATAGTTGCACTGATTACTTCAAAAGTTTGATCAGTAAAATTTGCTGCAGTGTATCCTGCACCTACTGGTGGAGTTACACTTGTAAAAGTAAAGTAATCTCCTGCAATCATGTTGTGTCCCGTTAAGTTAACGGTGACCGTTGGCGAGGTGTTTGTAGTATCAAACGTACCTCCAGTTTGTGCTGTCTCTAATGGAGTAACATCGTAATAGGCTCCTCCATAATAAATAAATAATCCTTTTTGAGTTCCGAGTGCTACGTATCTATTGCCATCTAAATCTGCCCATTGATGTTGTGCTCTTACAACACCGGCTAAGGTATCTGTAGTAATAGAAGACCATCCACCTATTTTTTCAGGGAAGCCATAACGAAATCGTACAAAATCACCATCTACGTATTGCCCTTCGGCAGCAGTATCTGTGATTTGCTTGTTAAATCCTGGTCTTATATTAATTAAATTTAAAGCCATATGGAATTATACCATACTGTTTATTTTTTTGAAATGTCTTGAGGTACAATATCTTCAGAGCCAAAAGAGGTTATTTGTGGATCTTTCTCTGACATTATAACTAGGTCAGTCACAATTTTAGCTAAATGATTTTTAAAATGCTGTAATCCAACCTTATCAAAAATTAAAGTATTGTTATTTTTTTTTATTGTTTCTAGATCTTTATCATAAAGTATATATCATCGTTTAAACCAAGATGGAAGACTTAAATTATTGTTGTTATTTCATCATCAACTATTTTATTTTTGGATAATTTTGGTATTGCTTGACAATTCCAATGTATAAATCTAAACGGATCTATACCTAAATCAGGCACAAATTCATGCATTAAATATGAAGGAAAGAAAACAGTTAGACCTGGTTTAATTGTTAAATTTACTTCATTAGAGGAATGATCAATTTTTTTAGAATCTAATTGAGGTAAATCATTCATTAATTTACCAACTCTAGGATCTTGTAATATTGGGTATGAAGTTTTTTCCGAACACTTTAAAAATAAAAAACCTGATATATGTCCATTCCAATGATTGTGTGATCTATGCCACCCACACCCGTTTTTAGAGAATTCTTGAACCCACATTTCTGTGATATTAATTTCATAATTTTTTAAATCATAACCCATTTGAGTTAAAAATTTTGTAGAATTTTTTTCAATAAAAAATTGTAATTCTAAAAAAGATTTTTTGTTTACTAAATTTTCAGAGTGAAAAGTAAATCCCTTATCTTTTATCTCTCCAAATATTTTATTTCTTTCGATTATTTCTTTTTCTTGTAGATTTTTTGCATCTATAATCATTTGATCAGATGCATAATTTAAATCTTTTAATTTTTCTTGATTTATTTCTTCCCCAATCCATATAGGAGTAGAAAACAAATCCATAGTTTGAAA